TCTATCTTAGATAAGATAAGGTGGTTCGCTGAAGCATGTGAATGTAAGTTTGTATTCTTCGAGCCTATCCAAGACCTAGCCTACTCAAGGCAGACGGATTCCACAGTCGAACAGTTTCTGTCTGAGTTAAGCACGAAGCTTGCTAGGCTTGCATCCGAACTGAATATCGGTATCATAACGATTGCTCACGAGAATGACGATGGTCAGATAAGAGACTGCCGCATGATCGGTAAGAGGGCATCCGTTGTGGTGAAGCTAGAAAGAGACAAGATGGCTGAAGACCCTAGCGTTAGAAACTTAACGACGCTTTCTGTTACTAAAAACAGACCAGCAGGTAACACAGGTTATGCAGGAAGCCTTGTGTTTAACCCTGACAGCTTCACGTTAAATGAACTATGAAGATAGACCTTTGCTAACCAGGGGTCTAAGTCTGACTAGGAGGAAGAACTATGGTGACTAAACGAACCAAGTACAGGTCTATGTCTAGGTCTGGGTCTTGGTCTAGGTCGGGGTCTGGGTCTAGGTCTGGGTCTAGGTCTAGGTCTTGGTCTTGGTCTAGGTCTGGGTCTAGGTCTAGGTCTGGGTCTTGGTCTTTGTCTAGGTCGGGGTCTTGGTCTGGGTCTGGGTCTGACTAGGAGAATGAAACCTATAATGAACTATGAAGAATGAACTATGAAAGTAGCTATGGACATAGAGACAGACAGCCTAGATGCAACACGTATCTGGTGTGTCTGCTCTGAGGATGTAGACACAGGGGAGCAAAGGTTCTGGTCTCACGTCGCACACATAGAGGAGGAAAGAGAAAGCTTCATAGACTACTGCAAGAGTGTTGACACCTTTGTGTTTCACAATGGCTTGCAGTTTGATGTACCTACTATCAATAGGCTACTAGGTAAAGTAGTAGTACCACCTGAGAAAGTGATTGATACTCTTGTACTATCTAGGTTAGATAACTACAGCAGAGAGGCAGGCCACAGTCTCAGATCATGGGGAGATGAGTTTAGGTTCCCTAAGGGAGACCACAGTGACTTCTCTCAACTGACACAGGAGATGTTAGACTACTGCAAACAAGATGTATCCATCACAGTCCGCCTATACAAGAGGTTGATAGGCAGGTGGTCTGAAACAGAAGCCAGTCGTGTGGAGCACAGCATACAGCATCTGTGTCAGGTCATGCACGAGAATGGCTTTCACTTTGACAAAGGCAAGGCAGAGGAGTATCTAAATGAAATAGAGAACCGTATGAAAACACTGGAGCGTATGTTTAATATAGCATTCCCTCCTAAACTTGAGGTGACTAACTCACTAAAGTACAGAGTCAAGGCTGACGGTAGTCTATTCTCTAATGTAGAGAAAGCTAAACGTAAGTACTACAAGACTGAGGTGAAGGATGATCTTTTGTATTGCTACGATTGGGTCTACTTCAACCCAGGCTCTCCAAAGGATCGTATAGACAGACTATGGGAAGCCGAATGGAAACCTGTAGACAAGACGAAGGGTCACATTGCTTGGGAGAAAACTCAAGAGGAGGACAAAAGAGATAGGTTCACTAGGTATGGCTGGATATGCAACGAAACTAATCTAAACACACTGCCTCCTGACGCACCAGAAGGAGCACAAAGTCTAGCTGAGTGGTTGGTGCTTGAGGGCAGGCGCTCCAGTTTAGTTGAGTGGTTAGGTTGTGTAGAAAGTGACAGTAGAATACACGGTAGGTTTCAGCACATAGGTGCATGGACTGGCCGCCTAAGTCACAGTAAACCTAACCAAGCTAACATACCTAGTGCCTTTCATGGTGAACCTAAGACTGCCGTTGAGAAGGTAAAGAGTAGGTATGATGGTGCCTTCAGGTCTCTCTTCTCAGTACCAGACGATAGGTATTATCTGGTTGGTACTGACGCAGAGGGAATACAACTTCGCATTCTAGCTCACTTGATGAAGTCTCAAGATTACGTTGATGCTATCTGTACAGGAAGAAAGGAGAACGAAACTGACATACACAACTTGAATAGAAAAGCTCTAGGTCTTGAACATGTCACTAGAGATATGGCCAAGACTTTCATCTACGCATTCCTCCTAGGTGCTGGTGTTGGCAAGGTTTCCCAGATTCTGAAGACAAACACCAAAATTGCTTCGGATTCCATAGAGAACTTCCTTGACACCATCTCAGGATTGCGCTACTTAAAGGAGACAGAGATACCTAAGCACGCTCAAGCTGGTTATTTCATTGGTCTAGACGGTCGAAGAGTTCCGGTTCCGTCTCTCCATAAGACATTAGCTGGTATGCTTCAGAGTGGTGAGTCAACCATCATGAAACATGCTACTCTTATCTGGACTAAGCAGCTTGACGACTTAGGTATCTCATACAAGTTGGTCACGTGGCCTCACGACGAATGGCAGACTGAGGTTATGGGATCACGAGAGGATGCTGAAACTGTCGGTAGGGTTCAAAGGGAAGCTATCGAAGAGGCTGGACGCAGACTCAACCTGTTCTGCCCTTTAGCAGGGAGTACAGACATCGGAAGAAACTGGGCTGACACCCACTAACAAAGGAAAGACTATGGCTAATAAAGGTCAAGTTACGTATCACGATATCCCAGGAGTACGTGTTAAGTACAACCCACACATTACTCCATCAACCATAGATGTGTATGAGTTCAAACCTGATGGTGAGTTCAGTGTCACGGTTCTTCTGACTGAACACCAAAAAGACTATCTGGTTAGGAGTGGCGTTCCTGAAGAGAGCATGGGTAATATCATGTTCAAGAAAGATGAAGAGACTGGTATGTTCCTTTACAAGTTCAAGAGACCCAACATTCAGAATGGTATTGAGTGGGGGCCTCCTGAGGTCTACTGGAAAGAAGCTACCATGCGCAAATCAGATAGTGCTGAATCTACCCAGTGGTGGCGGTATATGGTACCCTGGGTTGAAGAAGAGGACGGTCAGTTGGCTGATGGTTCTTTGATTGATGTAGGGTTTACTATTTGGCAGAGCGAAAAGAACCCTAAGATTAAGTCAGTCAAGCTAACGCGAGTTGGAGTTATCGAAGCTGTCGTACTAGATCAGGTGGCAGCTTAGGTAAGAGAGGGTGAAGTAGTTACTCGCGATTGCTGCTTCACCCATTCCTTTTGGTGATTGGAGATACAAGTTGAGTTTATCGCTTTTGCAGATTGAAGTACTAGAGAACCTGGAAAAGTGCTGGGATATGCTTTCAAAACTAGAAGAAATTGTAAAGGAGGCAGACCTAGTGAACGAACAGTACAGCGCAGCTAAGATAGATAAACTTGTTAAAGAGTTTGATCCTATCTTTGAGACTACCTATTCTCAAATAGAAAGATTGTTTGGTGTCACAGAAAACGATTGATACTCTTATTCCAGACATCCTTTCTGTAGTTAGAGGGCAGGGCGGTTGGAACAAGTGCTTCTCCAAAGCTCTAGGCAAAGACATCAAAGACCTATCTAGAGATAGGTTCTGTCAATCAGAGAAGGTACGTAAGTATCTCTCTATGTCTTCCATAGGAGCCCCCTGTAAACGTAAGGTATGGTTAAGAGTAAATGATGCGGAAGGTTCTATACCACCTAAAGGATCTGAGCTACTCAAGTTCTTCTTTGGAGACTTTGTTGAAGCTCTGTTGCTTAATCTGGCTGAGTCTGCTGGCCACACAGTTTTAGGTAAACAAGACACTCTGGCCATCAATGGTGTTCAAGGACACAGAGATGCTGTGATTGACGGTATGACCGTTGATGTTAAGTCAGCATCTCCTGTCTCTTATCGTAAGTTCAAGATGAATGAGCTTAGAGACAGTGATCCCTTTGGTTACATATCTCAGCTATCTTCGTATGTCTACGCTGCCAAGGATGACCCACTGGTTACGGACAAGACCAGAGGAGCCTTCCTTGTAATCAACAAAGTGACAGGCGAACTACACCTGGATATCCATGACTTCAGTAAGGATCTTATCGGTAAGGAATCTGAGATAGAAGCAGTGAAGTCTATGGTTAAGTCATCGGACCCTCCACCTAGGCTCGAACCTGTTCCTCAGTACAAAGATAGTAGTAACTTGAAACTGTGTTCTAACTGCCACTACTGTGAGTTCAAACGTAAGTGCTGGCCTAACCTTCGAACTTTCTTGTACGCTAAAGGTGTAGAACATTTAGTCCATGTCGAACAAGAACCAAGGGCAAGAGAACTTCCGTACTACAGTGATGTCTAATAGAATTAGAGGGACAACCAAAGAGAAGTACAAAAAGTATAGGTCAGGTCTTGAGTCTGACAACGCAAGGTACCTTGAACACAAGAAAGTTCAGTTTGAATACGAGAAGTTCAGAGTACCTTGGGTTGTAACTCATACTTATCT